ATATAATATTAGTAAGATTGAAGATATAACAGTCTTTTTAAACTCATAAACTATTTATATGTAATAAATTACAGTTTTATGGTACGTTTTATTCAAAAGCAATCACAATCAAGAAGAATATCAAGAATGGATATTAATCAAAATAATATAGTTTTTAATAACAAAGAAGAAAAAAAAGAAGTTATGAATACAGCAGAAAAAGTAGCTATGGCACAGGAGATTCTTTCAACAGAAGATAATAAGAAACAGAACGTTAAAAGAATCAGAAAAGATAAAGGACTTATCGAGAGAACTGAGAGTTCTAAAACAATCCTTACCGAAGATAACAAAGAATTATTGGTTGATTAATAATGACAAATATAAAATATCTGAAAGAAAATGGTTTATTGGAAGCACATAAGCAATTCTTAAGGATGTGTAATGAAACATACATTTCACCAATAGAAGAACTTGATGAAGCTGACGATAATGAACAAGACATGCCTGACCAAGGTGCAGACCCTGAGAATGACAACGGCTTGGATAACGGTGCTGAACAAGCAAATGCACCTATGGGTGGTGATAATCCTATGGGTGGAGAGAATCCACAAGGAATGGATAATCAAGACATGGGAGGCATGGGAAACGACACTATGGGTGACGACGGAATGAACGATGATGGAATGAACGGAATAGGAGAACCTTCTTTAGAAGATTCTGAAGACCCATTTGGTGACGGTAACGACGAAGAAAGCAATGATGAAGGTGATACAATTGATATCGACGATTTGACAGATGCGCAAGAGAAGTTGAATCACAAAACTAATAAGATTGGTATTGATTTAGGAAAAGTAGATAATAGGATTGAAAGACTCATGGCTTCTCTCGAAAAAATGGAAACAATGATTGATTCAAATAATGAAGAAATCATGAACCTTAGAAAAGAGTTCGAGAAAAGAAATCCAACACAAATTGAACGTTTGGACATGAGACGTAAATTTGATTCCCCAGGTTTTTCAGAAACACCAGAAGAGGCTATAGAGAAAAGAATACAGAATAGAAACAACTATAGCGTAACAGACGGTGGAGAACAAACGGATGAAAAACAATACACTTTAACACAAGATGATATCAAGAATGCTAACACATCTCAAATTGCAGATTCTTTCTACAAAATAGATGATGACGATATACAAGATATCAATAAAATTTTTGGTATTTAGTTAAAAATATACTACATAATCTCTGCTAATTATAGATAATAAAAATATTTATAATTAACAGAGATTTTATTTGGTTATATATATTTTTCTCTGTATCTTTGCAATTATAATTTAGTTTAAGTGAGTATATAGGCTCACAAATCAATTTTTTAATATTTAAATTTTTATTTTATGACACAATTTAATGTAAACATTAATTCAGATGCTGTTGAAAAACAGTACAACGATGTATTAAGAGATTCTCAGCCTAAGAATCAAAATTCAACCTTCGACACCAAGAATTATTTACAGGCTCGCTTGGAAGAGGGGGAAAATGAAAAAACACTTACTATCAGATTACTACCATTCTCTCCAGAAGGAGGTTCTCCATTTAAGAAAGTATGGATTCATACTATCCGTGTAAATAGAGAAGTTTCTAAGAGTGGATGGAAGATGATTCCTTGCCCAGAAAAGAATGCAAAAGACGGTAAGGAATGTGAATGTCCTATTTGTAAAGTATCACGTCATGCGCAGGAACAACAGAGAGAAGCTACTGATGAAGTTACAAAGAAGAAACTTGGAGAAGTAGCTTTCATGGGTAAAGCAAAGGAAGCGTGGGTTGTTAGATGTATTGATAGAGACCATGAAGAGGATGGCGTTAAATTCTGGTTGTTTAATAGTTCAAATAAACAGCAAGGTATTTATGACCATATGATGAATTTCTATAAACTTAGAAATGAATCAGGAAAGAAGAAAGGTAACGATTATAATATCTTTGACCTCAATAATGGTGAAGATTTTATCATTACAATTACACGTGGAAAGGACAATAAGACATCTTATAAAGTAGCTGATGAGGGTTTCCCAAGTCCATTAACAACTGATTTTGAAAAAGGGCTTAGTTGGATTAAGGATGAGAAGAAGTGGACAGAGGTGTTCCCTACAAAGAGTCCTGAGTATATGAGAATCTTGGTTGAAGGTGGTGTACCTGTTTACGACAAAGAGAAACAGATGTACGTTGATAAGAATGCAAAGGTACAAGAGGATGAGGAACGTAATCAGAATGAATTAGAAAACAACTTAACTCCAGATACAAGTAGTAAGTTTGAAGCTAATCCTGAAACTGCGAATACGGGAAATGCAGTAGAAACCCCATCAACACAAGTACCTAATGAGATTTTCTCAAATGATAATGATGACGACGTTGATTTACCATTTTAAATAATAAGTAAATGGCAAAATTATATTTTAATTATGGCGCAATGGGCAGCTCTAAGTCACTTCGACTTCTTGCCCTTGCGCATAACTTAGAAGAGAAGAATATACCTACAATAATTATTAAACCAAATATTGATACAAGAGATGGTGATAATAAAATTGTTTCCAGAGCTGGTTTATCAAAAGATTGTATTAGTGTAGGTGTAAATGTTAATCTTTACGAAAAAGTAAAAGAGATTAACAATGTTATGAAAACTCATTTCAGTGAATTATCTTGGGTATTAGTCGACGAAGCGCAATTCCTCACCGAAAAACAGATTAATCAATTAAGCGATATCGTTGATTTTTTAAATATCAATGTTTATTGTTATGGTTTAAGAACTGATTTCGAATCAAGAACTTTTGATGGTTCAAGAAGACTATTTGAATTAGCCGATGAAATAGAAGAGGTGAAGTCATATTGTGAATGCGGTGGAAAAGCGTCTATCAATGCAAGATTTGATGAGAATGGTAAAATAATTACCGAAGGAAATCAAATTTTGGTTGGTGGTAATGACATTTACAAACCATTATGTAGAAAATGTTGGAAAAAAGAAATAAGAAAGAAGAACTTAGAAAATGAGACAAGCTATTAAAAAGAAAAGTTTTGCAAAACCTTCAGTCAATGATATTAGAGCGATTGCAGGTTTTACCGATGAAGTGAAGGTATCACGAGAATCAAGTGCTGAAAAACCAATGGATTTTATCTATCTACCAAAAGCATTTGAAGAGGCTACTCAGTTACCAGGAATCCCTTTGGGTTATTTAAGTATTGTAGGCGGATGGTCGAACACTGGTAAATCAACATTGGTCAATTGTGTTGTTGCAGCATGTCAGAGGCAGGGTATTCTTCCAGTTATTTTTGATACAGAAAATAACTTTGATTTCAGTTACGCTAAAGACTGCGGTATGGAATTTGAAGAAATTTACGGAGAAATTGTTGACGAAGATACTGGAGAGGTAAAAGAAGGTATCGTTGACTACAGAGGTCTGTTCCTTTATTACAATAGCGTTATTCTTGCTGAGAAATGTGGTATGAATGATTATTCTACTGGTAAGCAAACAAAGACAAAACGTAAACAGGCTGTATTAGAGGATATATCTTATATCATCAACGACTTGCTTGATAAACAGGACGAGGGTAAACTACAAATGCCTATTTGCTTCATTTGGGATTCAATTGGCTCAATTGGTTCATTCAAGTCTTATGCAAGTAAGAGTGGTAATAATATGTTTGATGCAGGTGCAATTTCACAAGCATTCAGTAATATTATTAACAACCGAATACCAGCTTCTAAGAGTGTAGGATGTGAATTTACAAACACCATGTTCTGTGTAAATAAGATATGGAACGACTCAATGAACTCAATGGGCGGTGCTGCATCAATAGAGTTTAAGGGTGGTAAGACATTCGTATATGGCGCACGACTCATTCTTCATGTTGGTGGTGTTGCAAAGGCAGCTACAAAACGTTTAACTTGTACTTATAAGGGAGAAACTGTTAATTACGGTATTATCACTAAAATTAAGAGTACGAAGAATCAGCTTCCAAGCCCATGGAATATTATGAGAGAAAGTACTTTCTGTTGCGTTCATAATGGTATTATTAGTGAGGATGAACTTGATAATTATAAGAAGACCGATTTAAAGGACTTGTTGAAAAAACTTGAAGAATATAAGAATAATAGTGATAGCACTGATGAAAATATTACTGATAAAGATTTAACTTTCAGTGAAGAAGAAGTTAGTGAAGAATAAATAATTAGGGACAGTTAAAAACTGTTCCTTTTTTTTGTATAAAACTATTTATAATATGTGCAGTAAAATCCACAAGACTTTAGTTTGTAGGATGTAAGGTATTATGATAGGGAGTGGACTCACCTGTTTTTATAACGGTAGCCCTCTTTAATGACAAAAATATACAAAAAACTATTGAAATTTACAAAAGAATTAGTATATTTTAAAATGATATGGGAAAGATAAACAGAACATACAGGTTCAGATTGTACCCGAATAGGAAACAAACCGAATTGCTGGCAATGCATTTCGTTTAAAATAATTAAAACATCGGCAGGGACTGTCGATTACACGGGTGGAGAGGAAGTAAGAACCTACCTTTTGGAAAGCCATTCCTCTACGAAGCCCGAAGCCAATGAGCATTTAGCTCAGGGGTAGTTCACTACAAAAGTATATAATAATGGATATAACACCAGAAGTAAAAAAATTATTTAAGACTGTAAGAACTAAATTAGGTGCACCAGTTAGAACTATACAATTAGATGATAATCAGTTATGTGACTTACTTGAAGTTGCAATTGGTGATTATTCTGAGAAAGTACAAAACTGGGTTATCAAGTCACAATGGTTAAATCTGATGGGTAACAAGACACTGTTGAAAGACCCTGCCGATGTAGCCTATGCATTAACCGTGCGTACTATGGACTGGTCAAGAGATTTTTCTTACTGGTTCTCAAGGGAAGTTGGTTTACAGCAACGTGGTAGTTATGAGTTAAAGAAAGATTTTTTTCAAATTGAACAAGGCAAACAGGTTTATGTAATTCCAGCAGGACGAGAGATTAACAAAGTGTTATATATTACTCCATCAACAACAAAAGCTGCATTATATGGCAATCTTGGAACACTTGATACAGGAATTGGTGGCGGATATGGACAATATGGAAACATGGGTAATGGAATGGGTATTACAGGTTTCTATGTCGGCTCTGCGTATGATACAGCACTTATGGCTGCGGATTTGAAGTATAAAAATTCACTTTTAAGAGGTGACCTTGCTTACAAAGTTACAGCAGGACCTAATGGTACACACCTTGTACATCTCTTATCAACACCAGGTTCACCAAATATGGTAGGTGGATTAGCAGCTGATGATACTTGGGGATGGAATAGATATAGTAAGTGTTATTGTTGGTATACATACTACGACATAGGTGATGGCGGAGAAGATGCAGCCAATGAATGTAGATTAGAAAATAAAGATGACATTCTAATAACACCAGACCAAGTGCCATTAAACGAAATGCGTTATGAATTTCTTAATAACCCAGCTCAGCAAACTGTTAGACAATTACTTGTTGCCGAAGCAATGATAACATTAGGTTTGATACGTGGTACATATTCAGGTAGTGTGAAAATACCAGAAGCTGAAATGCAAATGGATTATAATATGTTATTAGAATTAGGAAAACAGGATAAACAGAACGCACTTGAAGAATTAAACAAACGATTGGACGAAATGTTACCTTGGAATATCTTAGAAAAACAATCTAATTTAACTGATAGCTTGATAAAAGTATTACAACAAAAACCTCTTGGTGGTTTTTACGTTAGATAAGAGTGGTTAATCCCACTCTTATTTGTTTTTATGAGAAAAATAATGTATCTTTGCAAAAAATATATACAATGAAACAAGTAATCAGAAAAAGTGTTGCATTGGCAAATAATATTGACCAAACAAAGCCAATTTATACTTTAATTGTAGACGGAAATAATCTTCTTAAAATATCGTTAGTTAATAAAACATTATTAAATGATAAAGGAGAAGAATATGGTGCCGTATATAACTTCTTACGTATTTTGGGTCAGATATTACAAATGCGTGATTTTGAAACATGTACTGTATGTTGGGATGGTTATATGAGTGGAATACTAAGATATAACATTTACCCTGAATATAAAGCTAATAGAGGAAAGAATTATGAGGTAGGTGAAAATCAGACTGATTATGACAAATATATCTCTAATTATTGCAAAAATATCCTTAAACATAGTAATAAGAAACAAACGACAGTACGAGGAGAAACAGAAGATGAATCATTTCAAAGACAAAGAGGAATCATTCAGGAAATTTTAGACGAATTATTCGTAAGACAGTATATGTTTGACAACGTGGAAGGTGATGATATTATTGCTTATAGATGTATTAATAGAAAACCTAATGAAAAAATTGTAGTTGTATCAGCAGATAAAGATATTACTCAATTAATAAACGAAGATGTCTGTATTTATAATCCAAGAAAGAAAAAAGCAATAAGTACAAAAAACTCAGTAGAAGAACTTGGTATTACACATGAAAACATTGTCTTAGAAAAAACATTATGCGGTGATGTATCTGATAATATAAAAGGTGTTAAAGGACTTGGTGAAACATCATTCCTTAAACTATTCCCTGAATTTAAAACTCGTAGAGGTACTTTAGATGATGTTATAGAGCGTTCCAAAGAACTTCTGGATAGTAGGAAGTCCGAGAAGAAAAAACCGCTTAAATCGCTTGAAAACATCATTAATCAAATAACTGATGGATGCCAAGGGGATAAATTGTTTGAAATAAATTGGAAGATAGTAGATTTAAGTAAACCGTTATTAACAGAAGAAGCAGAAAGCGAATTAAAGGAAACAATAGACGCACCTATAGACCCAGAGGGTAGACAAACTACTAATGTGTATAAAATTATTCAAAAAAACTCGATGAATGTATTGTTGGATGAGAACAAATTTGGCTCACTTTTTGGTATGTTTGAACGTTTAATTAGTTCTGAAAAAAAATATTATAAAAAAAGTAGTTAGAAAATTTGGTTATAAATCTTTTTCCATGTATCTTTGCATTAACAAAATAAATATAGTTATGTGGAAAGAGAAAAACTTAGTTCCGTTTGTAGTTAAATACCTTGCTAAAAAGGAAGATTATCAAGCTACAACAAGAGAGTTGAAAGAATATCTGTCATCAACATTGGTACTTGATGATTATGATAAAGAATACACATCTTCAACCAAGAAAGGTACAAAAACCAACAGATTTAATAAGACCGTTGGTAATATTGTTTCTCACAACAAGTTACGAAAACTTCGATTAGGTGAAACAACAAAAAATAGTAATGGTAAGATGGGTGTAAAACTCTATGAGGAAGTAGGACGAATTGTTAATATAATAGATATTTAGTTTTAATTATATATTGTCAAACATTTTAAATTTTAAAAAGATTAATGGACAACAAACAAGATTACAAGGAGTATCGTTTTGATTACACTATTTATGTAAACGATTTTATTATTTGTAAGCGTAATTTTAAAATTCCTAATTACATTGAGGGTTCAATGAACACTGTTGAGTTTAAGGAAACAGTAGATGACATCGTAAGAATGATTGATGAGGATTTGAAGGATAAGAGTAGTATATATACTACCTATTACTACAATCCATCTGATGTGTCTGAAGAGTTTACTGCACCGCTTAGTGAACCATGGGAGTGTACATTTAAAATTGTAATTAGTGACAACAAGAAGCCTGTTATTACACGCATTTGGGATGGTTATAGCTATCCACGCATGATTAGGGATAGGGTTGACCTTACCAACAAGAAGGTTAGGATTACAAATAAGAATGGACAAGTGTTTACGTATGATAAAGAGGACTTCTTTAAGGACAATAATCGTCTTTCGTTAGAATTGACTGCTTTAAAGGAAATGATTTATGATAAGCAAGATATTTTGATGACTATCATAAATACAATCTGTAATCAGTGCTCTACACATGGAGAAATGTCTCCTAAAGAAGCTATTGAAGACTTCTCAACTTCTGATGAATATTTTTATGATTCAGATTCAAGTAAGTACAAAAATTATAATTTTAATATCGGTTATGAGAATTATAAGAGAATGCGCAAACTTGAAAAGAAGTATGCAAAGAAGACAAAGGATTACTTCAACACATTGTATTAATTTATATCACCCACGTGGATAAGACTGCGTGGGTGAAATTTCAAACATTCATGATAAAAGTCATGAATAAATTATTTTATTTGAAATGAATAATAACAACGATGCTACTTTAGGATTTCTTGGTGAAACTTATCAATATAAACTCGTACATGAGTTTATGGCTGATAAAGATTTCTTCTGTGAGTTAAACCCTATTATCGAACAGAATAAATTCACTGACCCACATTTAAAAATATTTGTTGGACTTCTAAAAGAGTATTATGACAAAAACGACATACATCCATCTTATGATGTAATGGAGATGCTTTTAAGAGATAAAGCATATAGCGACATCCAAAGAGAAGAGTATGTAGCTTTAGTAGATAAAATCAAAAACACTCCGTCAGACGGTTCTAAATTTGTTCAAGAAAGAGCGCAAAAGTTCTTTCGTCAGCAACAGATGCTTATAACCGCTCGTAAGATAGAGAAATTAGCAAGTAATGGAGAAGTTGATAATTATGATGAAATTTATGAACTTTTTAATAATGCTATGACTCTTGGAACACCTACAGATATGGGTTATGGTGTTTTTGATAATCTTAACGAAACACTTTCAGATGATTATCGTGTTACAATACCGACTGGTATTGATATGATTGATGACGTTCTGGAGGGTGGTATTGCAAAAGGAGAACTTGGTGTTATTATTGGCCCGTCTTCGTTTGGAAAAGTACAACCATATCATTCTAAAATTTTCACTCCATATGGTGTAAAACATATGGGAGATATTAACGTAGGAGATGAAGTAATAGGAGAGGATGGTCTTCCGCATAAGGTAACAAACGTGTTCCCTCATAAGAATTGGCAATTTTATAAAGTTACATTTAGTGATGGTAGTTACACAGAATGTGGTAAAGAACATTTATGGAGTGTAAGTGAAAATGGTGGGGATGATAAAGTTTTATCTTTAGATGAAATATTGGAGAAGGGTTTATACAAAGGAAATGAACCTATGTTTTCAATTCCTCTTACAGCTCCTGTTGATTTTTATCCTAACAATATACAAATTAAACCTTATGAAATGGGTTTATATCTTGCAAATGAAGAAGATAGAGTAATAAAGAATATTGGTGGCTTTAAAGCAACAGGAATTAGATATGAGTATCTCTATAATATACTATCTGTACGTATTTCATTATTGAATGGAATGATGGATGGTGGCGGATATGTAGATGAAGAGGGTAAGACATGGTTTACTACACGCCATAAAGAATTATTAAATGATTTTGAATTATTAGTTAACTCATTAGGCGGTATTGTTTTTTATGAGAAAGACGATAATGACGTATATAGAGTTCTTGTTAAAATATATTCAACTGATATAAAGATATTTGGTAGAGAAGAAGAACAAAATAAAGTAATATATCCATCAAAAGAGGAATGTAGAAGATACATTATTTCTGTAACTCCATACTCTATTTGTGATGGACAATGTATCATGATTGATTCAGAATCTCATCTTTATCTGACAGATTACTTCATTGTTACACACAATACTTCAATGACAACAGCAATTGCTGGTCATGCAGCTGCAAATGGCAAGAAGGTACTACAAATTGTATTCGAGGATAGAATTAAGCAGATACAGCGCAAGCATTTGGCTCGTATTACTGATATTGAAGCAAAGGACTTAAGTAAACCAGATTATGTAGCTTTTGTAAAAAATCAATTATCTCATTACAAAGAGGATTATCCTGAACTTATCAAAAATCTAAGAATTAAGCGTTTTCCAAGCGGTGAAAAAACAGCGTGGGATATTGAACGATATATTAAAAAGCAAATAAATAACGGATTTAGACCAGACCTCGTTATAGTTGACTACTTTGAATGCCTCGAACATAAGGGAGATGCTAATACTCAAAGTGAATGGGAAAAAGAAGGAAAGACTATGAGAAAATTTGAAGCTATGGCAGGTGAAATGGATATAGCTTTCTGGATTCCTTTACAAGGTACTAAAGATTCTGTTAATGCTGAACTCGTTACAATGGATAAGGCTGGTGGTTCATTCAAAAAGATTCAGGTTGCACATGTAGTAATGTCAATTGCCAGAACTATTGAAGATATCGAAGACAATAAAGCTACTATAGCAATTCTTAAAAACAGAGCAGGTAAGGCAGGAAAAGTTTTTGATGGAATAGAGTTTAACAATGGTACTTGTAGAATATCATGTGATAACGTCAACGTAGTAGATAGTTTATCTCAATGGGATAAAGACAAACAAGTAAAAAAACAAGATTTTGCTAATAGTATAGCTAAACGTGTTTTTGAAAATAACACCTAAAAATAATAGGTTGAAAAAATTTCAAAATTAATCTGACTGATTATCTGCATATTGCGTGATAATGGTCAGATTTTTTTAATCGAAACATGAAATATATCATAT